CTCATCTATAATCGGTGCAAAATAGTGCTTCAAGGTACAATCGTCTAAAGTATCTTCGAGTTCTCCAGAAGCAATGCCTTGTTTCATTGAAACTTCAAGATTAATAACCTTTTGTCTTGCTTTGATTTTATCATCAGAGTTTTTATTACTCTCTGTAATATCACCACAGTAAGGTATCGGATTAGGTTCTTTTCTCAATGCTTGCATTAGCTTACCGTAAATCCATTATCTTCTCTATTAGCACCTGCTGTACCACCAGAGCCATTAGAGCCACAAGGAGCGCCACCTGATGCGTTTGAGCCATTACTTCCTGGAAGAGATCCGTCTCCACCGTTTCCACCATCTGCATCATCATCATAACCACCATCTCCACCACTACCAACAACAGTTAAAGTAGCGTCAGTACCTGCTTGTGCGCCAGCCCCACCACTTCCTACCACTCCACCAATTCCAAGCGGAACACCACCACCTCCACCTCCACCAGGTGCGTAGGTATCTGAATGGAAATAGCCGTGTTCATTCTTGTCACCACCGCCTCCACCACCACCACCACCACCGCCAAGGATAGAGCCGTTATCATCTAATGTACAATCAGTTTCTATATATAAGGCTGTTCCACCATCTTCACCATCACTACCGTTATTACAGTTTTCAGCAGCACCTGCTCCACCAGCACCACCAGCTCCATAAATATAACCATTGTTAATAATAGTCAGTATGCCACCATATCCAGAGCCAGTCTTAAAAGCAGGGATAGAGGTATCATCAGAGTAAATAGTAACACCTGAATCAATAGTAATAGTTACATCATAAAACTTATCAATATCAGTTAAGGTATCTAAGTCTACTTGATTAGTATCAGAGGTATATGTGTAAGACCAGTTACTTCTGTGTTGTTCAACAAAGTCAGTGCCATCATGTACTAATACACGCTTGGTTCTTTCAAATGACGTGCCATTGTGTACATGGACATCTTCGATAACATCCCAATCGTCATTAGCTGAATTTCTTACTTTAATAGCCATAGTTTAAGTCTGATACCAAACGTCTCCAGATTCTAAAGTTCCTGAAGGCTCTGTTGCGCTAACAAAATAACCTTGTGTACTTGCTGTACCTAACGCTAGTGTAGTTATAGCACTTGTAACATAAGATGTGCTAGCTGCCACTGTTGTATTAGAAGAAGCAGATTCAGTTGATATTGAGAAAGCTTCAGATGATGAACCATTCAATTCAGCTTTAGTATTAATAGCTGTTTGAGCAGTTGTAAATTCTGTATTGAAATCTGAGCCAGATATTACTTTAGATGGATCAGTGTCTGATAAAGCATCCTTACCAGACCAATTAATTGCGAGTGTGTAGTTAGCCATTATCTAATCTTCCCTTGTTTTATTAATAAAGTTAAATTCTGTAAAGAAGCAACATATCCATTAGTTTCAGCACTCATTTCAAGTTGTAAATGTTTAGCTGTACCTGATAGTGGAATATTGTATTCCTTTAATCCATAATAAGGTGTGTACTTTGCAGGTGCAGACGAGCAAGTAGTAGGCTGGTCCACACCTGATGTATCTGTAATAGTAGTCCAAGTCTCACTTGCACCAGTACAAGTAGCAGAAGTCTCATAAGCACCATCACTACAGTAACCTACATCACCATAATCATAAGCTGTATTACAGCCGAACAATGAAGTAGAAGCGCCAAATAAAGCTGTTACACCTGAGGATGTTGGGTTTAATAAGAAGCTTAGAACCTTATCAGGTTGTGTGCTTAAATCTTTGTACCACTTAATACCTACAACAACACCAGAACCACCATTAATCACAGCTTTCATTTTCTTTAAAATAGATGCCATAACACTATCACCTAAGTTAATCCAAGTTGTTTTAAAACTACCTGTATAAGAGTTGTCGACATATACCGAACTGCCAGAATAATCTTTATCAAAGTAACCTTCGTAAGTAGCAATGCTTCCTGTTTTTTGACCTATTAAAAATCCTTTAGACTCTGTATATGCCATACTTGTTGGCTCTCTATCTGAATCAAATGACCAGGTTGTTATTCTAGGTGCGCCATTAGGTGTTTTATGTTTTAAATCAAAGATGTATGTAATATTTACATCTACAAAAGAAGCAAGATACACGCCTTCATTTTCAATATAAATTGATTTAACATTAGGGTTTTGTTGAATACTTCTAATGATAGTGTCTTTTATGTTTCTCGACAGATCAGTTAATGGAATGTTCTCTGTTTGTGTAGTACGCCCTAATGAACGTAATCCAGTGTCTGACATAAAGAATAAATCATCACCAATAGATACAACACTATCTCTTGATACACAACCAATACCATTTACAACTTCGTGCAAAGACATATTCGCAGGGTCATCTGGATTTTGGTATATTACAATATTATGCTTTCCGAATATAACTAACTTGCCATAGAACGGAGCAATAGCCACAATTTCATCTGTTCCCCAAATTCCTTTAAGGTCTATTAGTCCAGCGTATGTTGGTACTGAATAACACTTGTTATCTATTGAGTTCCAAAAATCACCGCCAGCCTCACAAAGTTCTTTATTAGAATATGTTGATGTAGTATCAATAGATCCTTGATTAAAGTCATTTCCGATTAATGTGTCTGAATAAAAAACAACATCTTTAGCTTCACTAACACCGCCAACCCACATTCTTCCATAGAAACCCATTCCACAAGAAGGATTGAAATCACCTGTGATTGATGAAGGCGCTGTAAATGTTGTAGACCAAGCACCACTTGTGTATCTTAAAGGTGTGTGTCCTGCTTGTAAGGCATACATATCATCATTAAATTCAATGAATTGCCAGTCCGAAGACGCATTTGTCACAGTATAAGAACTAGTCCAAGGAGTGTCTGGAGAAGCAAAATTCACATCATAAATAGTGTCATCACTACTAGCAAAAACCTTATTTACTGATCCACCCTTATATTCACCTATAGCTCCAATATTGTCAGATAAAGAGACAACATTCTGCTTTAAACCTTTCCTAAAAGAAACCTGACCAGACTCTCTTAATATAATATTATCGGCACTAGTTAGCCAAGATATATCAAGTGATATAGGATTTTCTTGAGTATTAAGTCCATTAATACCAATGTTGGGTAATGGTTTGTAAGTTAGATTAGTTGACATACCAATCAGTCTCATATTGAGTATTACCACTATCTAATATAATAGCTTGGTTAAGTGATTCTTTCATCTCAAAACCAATAACACCTGTATTTGTTCCACCATCTTCACCACGCTCAGATATGGCTCTACCCCAAGTTCCTAAGATAACTGGTTTATTAGGAATCTTTAATGTAGTTGCTGCTAACTTTAACTCATCTTGGTACTTAACCATATCAAAAGAAATTGTTTGTACAGAATTAGGCTTAGGTTCTAGGTCTACTTTAAGGTTGTTATCTGAATCTGCACCATTAAAAGCATAGTACATAGGCTCACCTGAGTTCTCTATAGGGTATAGAGTTGAGTTAATATACTGCCTTGATACTTGTACTAACTTACCACCTGTGGCTTGATTAATAACATCAATAATTTTAATCTCTTGCCCAGAGTTTAGGTTGTAGTTTCTAGTACCGTCTACAGTAGTAATATCTTTAGTCTCACGAAGAACTAACCAGTCGTGATATGATTCTACGTTACGTTTTGAGTCGTTAATCAGTGAGCCAATAACTTTCTGATAGTCGGTTACTGTTGAGCTATCATTGATATTACCCGACCAGTCGGTAGCAATGGTGTCTTCTCTCAACCTGATTAGGACTTCGTTAATAAGTTCTCTAAAGGTCATAGGAATCTCCGTTTAAGCACATTATAATACTAAATGTGCAGTTAAATCAATTACTTACGTTTTTAATTACACCTACAATCACACACAAGAGGGGATGCCTGTGGCTGAGGTTGTGACATCTGCATCATATTCATAGGCATTTTAGCCCAGTCTGCAAAGAAAGCATACGAAGCAGTCGAGATTAAGACCCCCGTTACTATGTAAATAACAGTTGATTTAATCATGGATACTACTTCCAATTCCTACAAATCTTTTTATATGAAATCCTGATACGAAATTCTTTTTTGAGTGAGACAATTTCAGTTTTTGTGGAGACCAAAGGTACGCAAGAACCTCGCCATGCTTTATTTTATAAGTTACAGGCTCATCGGTTTCAGGCAAATCAACAAGCACATTTATATTTAAATCGTTCCCCTTGGTGTGTGTGTGTGAAATAACCCCATTTGCCACTGTGTACCAAGAGCGTGTATGATACATTGGTTGTAACCAAACCAACGGCATACCATCTGTTCTTACCGCTAAAGGAAATTTAAATTTTATATTCATTTTTCCATCAAATATGTTCTCTTTATCAGAGTAGAATTGCTTTTGTGGGTGTGAAGAGACTTGCATCCAATCATTAGCACAATCATAAATAAATTCGTTATTCTTTGTAATTGTGATTACACAATCACCTGGTGCTTTTATTAAAAAAGAGTTTTTTAAAATATCTAATATGGCTGGACAGGTTTTTATTGTACGGTATTTTTCTACAGGTTGCACGTCTTCTGTAGATTGTCCGCTTATACGTTTCCCATGTATCTGAGATATATAATCAGTAAAGTTTCCAAACCCATGAAGATTTGATTTCATGTTCTTCCACCAACAAGAACTGTTTGGAGATGAAGGAGAAATTATATTTGAAATTGATTTGATAGATTCCTTGTCTTTGTTCAAAGCGTCCTTATCACCTGTAAAACAAAACTCTAGCTTCTTCATGCCTTCATCCTATGGTGAACGTATAGCCACACAGGGCTATCGTCAGTTCCAAAGTTAATCATCATTCTTCCGATACTTATTCTTAGCTTCATTGTAACCCCACTTCCTAGTGAAGAAAGGTACAGCTAAGTTAGTTATCAACAAGAACGCTATAAATCCATACAAGGCGTTCATGAATAAAGAGTCAGCAATGTATGCTGCTGATTGTTCTTTAGTTTCTATCTGGTCAATCTTAGGTTCTTCAGGTAGAACTTCATCTATTCCTACACTAACAACCAAGTTAGCTACACTTGCTACAGGTCCAGCTACAGCATAAGTAACCGCAGTAGTAGCACCAGTCTTAACCATGTTGTTAAACTTGAGTGAGCTACACCCTACTGATAACATTAGAGCAGTAATCAAAGATATTAATAATAATATTCTAATGAAGAAGCTCATTCACTTTAACCACTTCTCAATCTTGGTCATAAAGAAGGAGCAGAAGTATTTAACCTTATTAAGAACAGACTCCTTTATGTAT